CCTGAGTTCATGCAAGTAGATGTGTGGGGATGGATTCACTACGACCAAGCGTGGGAACTGGGAGAACCAGCGCACTACGCACCAGAAACGACGAGGATTCTGAACCGTGACAATCTGACTTCTTTGAGGGTTTTGGATAAATCTTTCTGATGATGGGGGGATTCCAAATAGTATCTCCTGTCCCCCCACGCGCGCCCGATTGACCGAGAAAAAGCCCCGAGAACCCCACGACGGCGTGCGCAAACCCGACCACCCTCAGTGATTGTCCACAGGCTGTGGATAGGGGTGTGCATAAGTTATCCACAGGCTTTACCCTACCCCTAGGGGTACTGGATAGCGTAACGATACTCGCTATGGTATGCCATGATGGTAATATGTCACATCATTTGACACGCACCACACGCACCTGCTAGGCGCATTAGGTAACACCATGTCGTGATGTCCTATGAGGTAGTCACACATCACACAGAGCGCACACATCACACACAAATCGCAACCATTTACAACACCTTCATACATGATTGTGACAGTTGTTCTACAATGAGTAAATGCCCTTCTCCTATGACATCAACCCTAACGACTCAAGTCGTATTCGTCGTCGGTCACAACGCATAGAGACAGAGAACAGTGAGCGCATAGAGTACAAAGCACTAGGTGCGAACCTAGGTCAACTCGCAAGAGGTGCAGTCGCCTTTGACCCGAACGCAGAGGACGGTGATGGTGACGGTCTCGTACAGGACAACACACCATACGAGAGACCAGCAGCCCTATCAAACATTGCCGACACAGTAAGGCAAGGACTCGCAAGTGCCACGGGTTATCAAACCTACTTCACTAATGGTAAGTCGCCAACAGTAGGCATGACCAATAGAGAGGTAGCAGAGTACGCAGTACCTGACAACCCACTACAGTTCCTAGAGATGCGCCTACAACAGCAGGCGATACAAGGTCTCCCTAACAATAACCCTCTCATACAGGAAGACCTAGAGAAGGTATCCTTTGACCCTGAAGGCATTGAGCAACTGCGCAACCTCGTAGAGCGCACACTAGATGAGCGCCCTGCCTTACGGGTGGCATGGGACAGGTTTGGTGTACCACCCATAGGAATATCTGAAGGTAAGAATAATTACGCAGGCGTGTTCTTGAGTGACTCAATCCTTATGGATGATGACTCACTGAAGGCTAAGCCAATAAGAAGTGCTATGAGTAACGCACGAATCGCAAACCTTTTCTCAGGAGTGAGTGGAGCGCCAAGAATAAAAGGAGTGAAGAGAGTATTCGTCAGCACAGACGCAAGGGATACTCTCACCCATGAGTGGGGACATTACCTACATCAACTCACAAGCAGGCTTCATCCTGATGCGAACATAAGAGAAGCCGCCACATTGCTTGATATGTATTGGTGGTCAGATGCTGGATACCAATCCCAATACCTAGATAGACACCCAACGATAAAGAGACTCTTTGATTACTTCAATCAAGCACCACCGTTCTCAGGAGAGAGAATAGATTTACCAGATGACTCACTGCCTTTCGTTTCTTCAAACTATGGCACAACAAAGCCTGGCGAGTTTGTGGCAGAAGCAATCAGCGCATACTTCTCACCTGACAAAAAGACAAGAGAGTTGCTCAATGACGCAGGCGTAGAACTAGTAGAGAAAACATTCTTAGGTATCAGAGGTGGTCTCGCCTCAACTAGCAGTGGTCGCAGAACGACCACGGGTAACTCCATGCGTGGTCTTACACCAGCAGAGATGGCAGAGCGCATTGTTCCATCTACACCAGAAGAAGCACTCCTATCCATAGCGGACCATCAAAGAATGATGGCGATTGATGGTGAAGATGTAAACACAGAGGCGCTCAAGGTCGCAATACCTAGAGGCATGAATGACATTGACTTCTCACCAGAAGCAGTGACAGAAATGCGTCAAGTCATCACTAAGGCGCTAGCAGAAAACAGAATGTTCAGAGAGGTTGCAGAGCGTCACGGGTTCCCTCCAGTGCTTGCGACAAAGCGTGGCGCAGAGTGGGTAGACGGAGACGGTACATACGCAATCTCAATGATAGAGGGCTTCCCATCAATCATTGTCAATAGAGACTCTCGTAATCAAATCATTCTCGCTGGTGGCGCACCTAATGGTGTGTACGAAGAAGAGGGAATGCTAGAGGGTACCGATACCTTCCTCGTATCACCAACAGAGAACGCAATGATTGCGCACGAGTGGGGTCACTACATCAACAGACTCGCAGCCTCAAGTCATCCAGACGAAGACATAAGAGCGCTTGCTACATTCTGGTTCTCAGACACATGGGACCATGACGCAGGACTCACTGGTCCGTGGAAGGTTCTAGATAAGTTGGGCGTCAATGTTGGGAACGACAAAGCAAGTCAAAGAATTATTGGTGCTAGACGATTTGCTGAAAAGGTAAAGAACAAGAAATCCGAGAAGTGGACGGGTTACCCACATGTACTTAGCCAATATGGACAGACCATGCCAGCAGAAGCGTTTGCTGAAGGCGTTAGCGCAATACTTGTTGGTGACGAGTCGTCACGGGGTCTTGTAAGCCCTGCGCTAAGAGACGACATCTTTGACATCATTGGTAAGCCAGAGTCTTATCAGAGAGACATCGCGGGTGGCATTAGCGAGCGCACTGCTGGTTTGGCTTCGTTGTCTATGCCACGGGATATTTTCGGAACAATATATGTGCCTAGAGATATGTCGCTACCAGAAGTCAAGAGCACACCACTCGGCGGTAGAGATTGGCTAAAAGACGCAACAAATGACGAGATAGCGGACGCTATTGCTGTCCGTAGTGAGGAAGACTTCATCAACCTAACACTCATGAACATGATGTTTGGTGCTGACATAAAAAACCTTTCGCCACAACTTGAACAAACAATACGAGGCGTAATCGCCTACAACTTCTTCAATCAGGGCAGAAGCGTTGCCGAAGGTGGTGGTGAATTAGGAATAGATTTCACTCCACAAGGAATTGATAGAACACGGAGAATTATCCAGTCTGCGCTAGATGCTTCGCCAACATTCGCTTGGATTGTTCGCAACTTTGGCTCAGTGCCTATCGTTTCAGTAGACCCAGACGAGATTGACATGTTGATGGCCATTAGGCCTCAGGATGTGTCACGGGATGTTGCCAACAAAGGGATTATGGGTTGGTCCACGGGTATGTACGGGATACTCCTTAATACTTCTTCCAAATACGGAAGAAGAGAACTGCCAATAGGTCAAAGAAAGAGATTCACAACCGCTGCTGGGGAAAATGGCAATGCTGAAGAGTTTTTGGTGAATGTTGATGGCTCTATGGAAGGAACCCTCTATCATGAATGGTTCCACTCGTTCTTTGGAAGAATTACAGGCTGGCACTCTAATTACGAAAGAGTAATGGGCAAACTCACGGGTGTTCCAGGGGAAAGAGGAGACAGAAGAGATTATCTTTATCCAGGAAATCCTCAAGCAGACGATATCGGATTGCTTGTCAAGGACATGTTTGATAGGTACAACTTCATACCATACGCTCACCAATCGTCAGAAACTCCAAAAATAATTGACAGAGCGTTACAGAAGATATCTGCCAATGGCGATGACCCAGCAGATTTCAATTTGATTATGAGTACGCACGATAGCCGTACATTTATTCCAGAACTATGGATACCAGAGACATCGCAAGAGACGCTAGATGAGATACAGGCGAGATACCCGTACTTGGTAGAAGACCTCGCACCGCTAATCAATGTCAGATACGGAACAGTAACTCGTCAAGAGCAGTTCGCAGAAGGTGGCGCTTTATTCGTAACACCAGATACAAGACAGCGTTCAGTCTATTTGCCACCAGAGTTAGAGTCTATTTACGCATACATTCTTGGATTGAAGTCAGACCCGTCTCCTGGTGACTATGACAAGCCGTGGGAACGGAGAAGCGGTCTTGCTTCAGTATCTATGAGAAACGAGCGCTCTATTAGTAGCCTCAACGAAAGAGTACATACGGGTAAGGAACTGTTTGTACAGGCTGGTGAAGCACATAGAAGACCAGACGCAGTAAGACAGTCGGGCGGGATGACCGATGTTTCTATCAACGGGTACAAGTTCTCAATCATGGGAGAACTTCCAGAGTTTAATGAAGCATACGAAGCATGGAACGATTGGCAAGAAAACTGGAGAATGCGTTACATCTCATCAGAGATTATGGGTCTCGGCGCTCTGTCATCACAGACAGACACAAGAAGATGGCAGTCAATCGCTAACAACCATCTCAAGAACGGCACAATCAACGAAGCGTCTTCAAGCACAAAAGAAGAAATCCAGCGTTCAGCAATGATGGCTCTTTCTATGATGAAAGAGATAGCAGATAGCCCATACGCTACGGACGCACCGCTCTATCGTTCAATCAGCAATGTTACGGAAAACGACGCTATCGCACGACTCAATGTTGGCGAAACACTGTCAATGCCACTCACATCTTTCAGCCCTGACTACGCAAGCGTTCTCGGGTTCTCAAAGGATGACGACCAAACTACGCTCGCAGACGCTATTAGAGAAAGAAGCAATGTAATCGTAAAACTCCGTGAAGGTACGAACATTGTCTATTCTCCAACAACAAAGCCGACACCAGATACAGACGGCAGAGAAGTGAACATGCCTATTGAGGGCATTACCGCTGGCGAGTTCATCGTCAAGAACAAGACCAATGTAAACGGCGTTGATGTTATTGAGATAGAGCAGTCACGGGTTATTGACCCACTGCGTGGCTCACGGGCTACTGACGGTCGTAAGAAGGTAGAAACCAATAAGCGTCGTATCAAACTCAACCAAGACATGACCAAGTCTCTTGAAAAGATTAGAGAAAAGGTTCAGGCTAGAGAAGATGCCGCCACAGACGACGAGAGAAACAAGATTGACGACGACATTGCGTTTGAGTCAAAGCGATACGGAGCAATCACACGGGCTCTGCGTACGCAAAACGACGACTTTGACAAGTTAGACACACCACGCACAGTTGGTGGTCTTGCATCTGCTTCATCACTAGAAGATAGAGCAAGCCGCCACGGGGTGTCTCTTGAAGCGTTCAATGACGAGGGATACGACGCTGATGACATTGAATGGTCTACGAACGACTGGTCATTTGGTAAAACGGGTCAGGTCCGTGCTGGTGATGTCGTTGTAGTACGCACACGCAATGACGGCAAGAAAGAAATCCTTACGATTGAGCGCAAGAGCGGTCCTTTCCGTGGTGCGCTTTCGCTACCAGGTGGTCTACAGGACGAGGGCGAAGACCTGTACGACACAGCAGAGCGTGAGATGCTTGAAGAAGTCAATGTATCTCCGACTGACGCTATGGATAGACGCATACTCGGGCAAGTTGATGTAAAGGACTGGGACCCACGCTTTGTTGAGGGTGGTCGCATCGCTGGTATTCGTTTTGACCTTAGCGAAGAGCAATCATCGGTGGTAAAGGCTGGCGACGACGCTGGCAAGTTCAATTGGGTTGATGTTGAAGAAATGTCTACGGGTAAGTACCCAATCGCATTCGGTCACGCTTCGTGGTTGGCAGAAGCGTTCGCAGACGACGAAGTGCTCGGTCCACGCTTTGCTGTGCTCGCAGAAGCCTCGCGGGTTCGTAACCAAAGACTCATCAAAAAGATTGACGAGAAGCGTAGAGAGAAGGGCGTCAAAGAGTTTGGCGAGATGCCCGACCCATCAATTCCGTACGCTACAACGACAGATGGAATTCGTACTGGTCTTGCCAGCGCACGCTCTGGCATTAAAGACATCAGCACATCAAGAGAGATTGTTGGAAACGCTACTCGCTTGATGAGAGATAACGCTAATTTATTTGATAAGGACCCTATTTATGACGGATACTACGGGCGCACAATTGATGGCGCTTGGGTAAGAGATTTAGTAGACGGTCTAAAGAGCAACCAGAAAATAAGTCACGAAGATGCCGTTGGTATGTATCTAGTTTTAAGCGCAATAAGTGACTCAAAAATTTACTACACGCCAGAAACATTTTCAGAGTCGTTCTCTATCCGTATGACACTGAATAACATCAGATTCAAAGTATCTGGTAACGAAGAACACACTATTACGCTAGACAATGTAGGTACTGAGCGTGTTTGGCTTGCGCACAGAGGTAGCGACTACTTAGGCGACTACGACACAGAAGAAGAAGCACTCAAGGCTATTCAAGATTCCATAGCAGACAGAACAATGATTGGACCAACAAAACCCGCTGGTCTTGCGTCTACTAGTAGTAACAATTTTTCAGACACAAAGAGCAGATACACGGAGTCTCTTGATAGAAACATTGCCGATGCGTCTGATTATCTCTCACGCCTTGAGGATGCGCTTGACGAATGGAACGAGACGGGCGTATGGAAGGGCGAAGACTATGGGGTCGTGATAACTCCAGGTAGACCACCAAGAAACATGACCAGAGAGGACATGCTTGAGGTCAACTACAATCCTGACAACTTCTCTGGTGCAGTACAGAGTCGCATAAACGAACTTGGTCTTGAACTAAGCGATATGGAAGCGTCTCGCTCACGCCTTGATAAGCAAGGCTCTAGCACGACACCGATAGAAGCAATCCTTGATGACCCAGATGTTCTTGCACGCATAGAGAAGCGTGCAGAAGAAGTATCTGCCATGTCCCGCCCAGAGCGTAGTGAGTTGTTCAGAGACGGTGAGTACGAGTATGTAGTCCATTGGGGTGCAGATGTTCTTGAGGGTGGCGTTCTTGACCCAGCACGCTCGCGAGGTGACGAGACGAGCGCATCAACGGTAGGAAACACCAGAAGAATCAACAAGGTGACTGCTATGCAGTTAGTCGCAAACAGAGACGACCAAAAACAAAAACTCTCTGATTTGACAAAGATTCAGCAAGAATTTGAAGAAACTGGCATGGTGAACCTCAGTTCAGCAGAAAATCCATTTGGTGTTGAGAGATTGATTGGCTCTCTCATCTCACGAGGCAAGGACAGAAACGCCAACTATCACGGCGATAGGGCGTACAGACCATTCCCTGATAAGGATGACCTGAATGAGATGGGAATTGATGAATTAACTCCTGAAATGAAGGAAAACATTGCCACAATTCTTGAGAGAAGCAGAAACGGCTCAGAGCAGACGCTTGCAAGGCTTGACAAAGTCGCCGACAAACTAATTGAGGACGACTATCAGTACTCAAGCACATATCCAGCAGAAAAACTGCAGACAGCCAACGGGTACGGAGGCAGGTACGGCGAAGAGGGTGATTCTTGGAAGAACGACGCACCCAAGGCGACAAGAACTGGTATCCATGTGTTCCGAGTACGCATTGGCGAAGACGCAACACGAGACACGGGTGGTCCCGATGAAGTACATATCATCGGACAGCACACTCCAGTCGCATCATTGTCTGTAGAAACACATCAAAACAGGGGTCATCAGCCAGGTTCGGCACAGAGCACATGGCAGGGTTGGCTTGCAGAGGTGGTTGAGGCAGACAAAGCAAGTCGTAGAGGTCTTGCTTCAACATCAGAAAGAAATCAAAGCATAGTTGCTAGACTAAAAGAGTCTACTGGGTGGTTTGATTCAGCAAAAGATACTGGTTCTGAGAAGATAGTTAGAGATAATGCTGGTCGTGAACTTTCGGTATTAAAAGAGCAAGTTTCTTCAATTAAAGACCTAGACAGTAATGCTAGACAATCATTGTCTGATGCTGTCTCTAAAAATGGAGTGAATAGCGTTAGAAATAATAGACCACTTATTTCAACACTGTTTGGCATAAATCCTAAAGACCTTAAAGAGTCTGATGGAACAGTCTTTTACACTGGTTCCGATTGGTCTGCGCCAATTAAGATTGAAAGAGAACTAGCAATAGCCTCTGGAGATACAGAAAAAGTCGCAAGAATTGACGATTACATAGACTTTATCAATAACGCAACACCAGAAGAGTACGCACAAGCAGTCGTTGATGCGAGCAATAATTTTGGTAACTCTATGGACAGAAGAGTAAAGGTTATGATGAATAACCCTCTTGGTCTAATAGAAAACGGAAGATACCTTACGCAACACGACTATGACGAGAGAATGGGCGTTGCCGATGCTGGTGGTGTAGCGAGAGCAGATGTAAGACAACTCAGAAGAAATGTTGAAGAGAATTTCGGAATCCCGAACATACAGAGTGGAAGCCCCGAAGACCCATACAAAGACCTTCGCCCTGCCTCTGGCTTAATCCAAAACGAATCACTTGGCAGACAAAGAGAGTCTGGGTTACAGGGAATCTATGGTGACGATGTTGAAGTTATCCACCCTTACACAATCGGTCAACCAGTTGATGATTCTTGGACTCTTGATAGAGAGAATAGTTATGGCAGGAGTTCTATTATTCTTAGGGCAGAACTTGCTGAACGCTCATTGTTCACGAATGCCGATAGCGCATCTGGAAATCCAAAAGCAATTATTACATCAGAAATGCTTGGAAGAGATGCAAATGGTTTGAGTTACGGCAAGGGTGTTGGTGGTATGCCACAGATGCTTTGGAACGACACCGTTGACTCTGGTCAGTCAATGATGAGTCCATCAAGGGCTGATGGTCTCTTCTACAATGAAGCGCTTGTCGCTGGCTCTTTTACGCTTGATGAAGTTCAGGCAATAGTCACTAATCCAAACTCATTTTTGCCAAAAGACAGACAAGTTGGTCTTGTAGTTAGAGGGGACGGAAGCATTGTTGTTGGCGCTTATAATGGAGAGCCATTTGATTCTGACGCTAGAGCGCTAGTTGAAGCAAGCAAAATGCGCAGAAAATTAAAAGCAGATAATGATGTTGACCTAGTAGTCGCTGACCTTAATTCTGGCTCAAACTTCTCTGTTGACAGGGTTGAGATGTTTAACCCAGCAATGACTGCAACATACATAACTGAGGTTAACCCGAAAGCCTTCCCAGATGTCGGACCAGCAGATTTGAGAGCAGGTGCTACGCCTATGGAGGCACTGCTTATGCAAAGAAGAATAGATGTACAAAACGGTAAGTTTCAGACATCTTTTTCTCCAGAACTTGAAAAAAGACTTCTGGAAGCAAAACCAGAAGATGTAGCCAGTTTGGTTGAACAAGCAAAAAGAGAAACACTCGCAATGATTGACGCTGAACTCAGTGAATTGAGAAAAGAAGCGACAGACAAGAAGAGCCGTAGTGGTCTTGCTAGTACGCAACTTACTCCTACTGACGACATTGAGGAAGCAAAGAGAACTGGTCGCCCAGTGAACATGTTCCGTCCAGGAACACTCCCGCCTAAGACGCAAGCAGAATATGATGCAGTCTTAGAACAGCAGATGAGAAACCTTGAGGAAGCGAAGGAATTGAGAAAGCGCTATCAGGAAATCTGGGATAGAGACCCGACACCACCTTATTCTGATGAAGAAAAAGACGCAATACAAGCGTCAAATAAAATACGCAATGAACTTCTCTTTCAGTTTGTTGATTTAACCCCCCTCAACAGAATTATGCGAGATGAGTTAAAAGAACTTGGATTTGATGATGAAACTGAAACAAGAATTAGAAGAGCAATATCAGACCATCTTTCCGTTTATATTTCATATTTCATCAGTGGTCAATACAGCCAAGAAAGCACATTAGGAGACGAAGCGAGGCTTCAACACTCAGTAGATGCTCTTGATAAAGCAGATATCGCAGTCGCTTTCCCTAAAGACCTTCTTGCGAAATTGATAGAAGATGGGCGGTTTAAGACGCAGTTTGAGACAAAAACTTCTCGTGGCGCACTACATCCAGAAGGAAGAATAACTGGTGATATTGCACAGTTTGGGTACCACCCAGACACTGCTCCAGAGATGCGCCCCGTTTATGGGTATCTAACATCTGGTGGGACCATTGACAGAAACATGCTTGGAAGCATTAAGCAGTATGGTGAACTCCAGTTTATTCTTAAAAGAGATTCGCATTCACGTTCTACATACACAACCCATGACAGCCTGTCTTCTGGTCTCACCCCTGCGCCTATGGGGGTTCCGAGCAAGGACGCTTCTGGTAAGGTCGGGGAAACAATGTACGCAGAAGCACAAATACACGGTGGGCTCAGCCTTTCGGATGTTGACTATGTAGTTGTCAATGTCGGTGAACCAGACATAAATGATTGGCGAAACAACAAGATTTCACAAGAGGAATTTGAATCAATCAGTGGAATGCTCGCAAATGTTGGCATACGGGTAGTCCCAGTGAGAGACGGCGAGATTGCTGACACATGGAACGGTGGGCAGGCAATCCCAGAACCGCCAGTAGAAGTTGTGGCGCAGTCACAGGAACCAGTTAAGGTGGTCGCATGAGAGAAGAGTTGATAGCAGTTCGTGGCAATGACCGCCTTTTCTACACCCATGACATCAGCCCTGTGCCTGGCATTGTTACACGAATGGGCTACATCTCCAAGGGTGATTCAGACATCAAGTTGGAAGTTGACATTGATGCGGTCCTATCTCGTGGCTATTGGGAAGAAGCACCAAAGCAGGACAGGGAAGTGCGTGGCAAAACAGTCGCTTGGGTGGAATTGTCAACAAAGTCGTTCATCAATGACGCCCCGTCATTTGACATCAAGTCTCTGAACTACACAAAGCCTGAGTTGCGTGAGCGCATCAAGAACAGAATTATGGCTGGTAGCAAGGGTGGCAGACCAGGTCAGTGGTCCGCTCGTAAAGCACAGTTGCTCGCAATGGAGTACCGTAAGGCTGGAGGCGGGTACAGAGGTGGCTTGCGCAAGACACAGCGTTCACTGAAGAAGTGGACACGAGAGAAGTGGACTACATCGGATGGTAAACCAGCGATTCGTAAAGGTGGCACTCGCCGCTACTTGCCTGCTAGTGCTTGGAGCAAACTTACGCCATCGCAGAGGGCAGCGACAAATCGTAAGAAAATCATTGGAAGTCGGGCGGGCAATCAGTTTGTTGCAAATACACGAAGTGCAGAGAATGCTTCGCGCCGAGCCAGAGACTAATCGGGGTCCGAATACAACCGAGCCCCGAGAACTTTGACAGCAAGTTTCAAGCCACGAATCTTGGTAGTTATGTCGGACAAAGACCGTTCGTGTGCCTTGCTGTCGCTAGATAGTCTCAAGAGGAAGTAAGTCATAACTGACATCCATAGGAATATTCCCACGAAGAATACGGCTACCATAACTACCACTTTCCAATCGGGCAGGACTCCTGCTCAAACTTCACCTTTGTAAGTAGCAAGCAACCGCACACCTTGCATGTCTTGCGCCACTTCCTCATATGAGGACATTGCTTACAGATTGCATATCTCCGAGCCGCCACCTCAACTGCAACCTGCACGGGTGCGTTCAACGGAGTCTCGTTCCACAAGCAAGGCAGAACTCCGACCACGGGTAGTATCTGCGTTGATTGATTGGATGCGAACAGTCAATGACATCGGTGACCTTGGCATTCACAGTGTCTCTAATCATCTGAGAAACGGTCAAGCCCATCTTCTCTGCGGCTTCCTTCCATCTCTCTCTATCTTTTTCTGTCAGACGGATGAGGATGTTCTTGTCAGCGGGACCATCTTCGGGTGAAATCTCGTTGGAAACAGCCTTATCCTTAGACTCGGCTTCTCTTGCTATTGCTGAAACTAGATTGTCTAGTTCTTGTTCGTCACTCATTTTCAACTATCTCTGCGTCTTGTATCGGTGCTTCGCCAAGAATACCAGCAACAGTAGATGGAGGCAAGACTCCAGATGCGCCCATGAGTTCCAGTAGTTTTCTCGCTTCTGTCTCTGGGTCAAATGCGTCAATAGCCGCTGCCTGATTGGTCTCTCCAGCGAGGCTTGACTTGACTGTCTCGCTACCACGCACATCCATCTGCACATTGATGTTCGTTGCTTCCATGCCAAGCAACTTGGTGCGCCTGTCCATGATTGACAGAACCTGCTGAATCGCCTTGAGGTCGGGTTCAACGGCCACCTCAGTCCCGTCGTCCATCTTGACCTTGCGATGCTGTGTCAGAGGCCAAATGGCTGCTTGTAGATTGTCCAAGCGTTCCAGTTCCATGCGGAGGACTTCTGGGTAAGCCATTAGTGCTTCCCTGTTCAGTTTCTCCAACTGTCTTTGTACTGCTCTGTTAACAGAGGCAGAAGAAATGTCAAATCTTCTCGCAATCTCTGCTACGGCAACGCCAGCCTGACGCATCTTGAAAATGCGCAAGTCTCTTTCAGCAAGGTATTCCTTAGTCATCACCTTGTTGTTGCGTTGTTCGCTCATTTATTTACCTTAGCGTACTCAATGACCTCAAAGGGGAATAGTTTCCCTCTCCTAATTCTAGTAGGCCAAGGCCTATCGTCACGAGCACCTCGGAAATGCTTGACATCGTAACAGTATGCAACTCCAGCAGAAATGTCTGGTGTGAGCGAGATGCCGAACTCTGGCCAACGGGACCACACGGCGGAGCCGAACGGACGCAACTGACGATTAGTCATACTCTCTCCCAATGGAGCGTGATGTTCTAACCACAGTGCGCACTTGTATGTGTCTCGTACATAGTCAAGATACTTGGCAACTTCAATGGCAACTGCTTCTGCCGTGCGACCACCTGGGTCTACGAATGCTTTATACAAAGGACCCATCACAAGCAGTTCGGGTTTTGAGTCTTCAATCGCCTGTTCCAGCGCTTGTCTATCCTCTGGCTTCATCAAGTCAAATCCTGATGGCTTGGTCAGAAGTTCTGCTGTCGGCGAGTTCGTGTAGCCCCGTGCTACAGCAGTCTCGTAGATGTTGCGTGAAGTACGACGAATGATGCGTTCTGGGTTCTCAAGGTCCACTGTGAGTGTACGGATTTGCTTCATGCGCTGATATGTGAACGGGTGTACTCCACATCCTGAGAGAATGGCAATCTGTCTAGCCAACATGGTCTTACCAACACCTTCAGCCGCCACAACGATTACTCGTTCAGTGCGTTCAATCAAGCCGTCAATAACCCAGTCGTATGAGTCATCGGTACTTTCCTTGACGAACTCCTGCCATGTAACCAATCTGCCGAAGTCAAGTGGCTTCTCACGACCAACTGCGAGTGCAATGTCGTGTGCTTTTGTAACAATCTGCTGTGGACTGAGGTCATTGCGTAATAGCAACTGCTCAAGTTTCTGCCTCGCTTCGTCAAACGGACTTTCTGTTGGTTGCTCTTCCGCCACCTGCGGGGCAGGTGTGGCGTAGTCTTCAATCAGCAACAAGTCATCAAGGTCTCCATCAACAGCGAGGAAATCTGTTACATCTTTGCACTGCGGTGTACGCCAAGCAGATACATCACACCCTGCTTTGGATAGTTCTTCTACGACAACTTTTGCGTGAGCCATTCCTGGTTCATCGTTGTCTGCGACTACAACAACTGTTCCACCTGCGAGTGCGTTCGTGTGGATTTGCAACCACTTACCTGCACCACCTGGCATTGTTGTCGCAATAATCCCCATCTTCATGAGGGTGTCTGCGTCTTTCTCTCCCTCAACTACCCAAATCGGGTATCCATCTGTGACAGCCTTGCGAACTGCTGGAAGATTGTAAAGAACCTTTGGTGTATCACCGAGCGAGTATTCCCAACCACCATGACCATCGGGTTTGCGTTGGCGAAATGTCTTCTTTCCACTTCCGTCTACATAACGAAGTTTCTGAAAAAGAAGTTCTCCTTGCTCATCAGTATAGTCATATGTCTTGACGAGTTCAAGTTTTTCTTTGGTGCGTTTTTGTGGAGGAAACAATGCGGCTTGTGTCAATCCCATTGATTCGCAAATCTCTTTTGAAGAACATGGTGAGCCCCGATGGCAAGTAACGAGAATGTTCCCATTCCTGTCGTCTTCAGAGATAGAAAGAGATGGGTTCTCATCATCATTGCGACACGGACAGCGTGCTTCCCAGCCGTTACCTGTTTCGGTAACACCTTTTAGGCGAGATAGGAACTCTTCTGTGTGCTTAGACGAAGTCATTGTCGTAGACGGTTTTCTTTAGGAATTCTCCACCATTGGCGTCACGCAGTCCAATTCCTTTGAAAACAATGCGACCTTCACGACCAAGATGAACTTGTTTTGACCAGCGAAGTTGTGCTCGCTCTTGTTCATCTTTACCACCCCAAATACCCCACGGTTCCCACTTCAGTGAGTATTCAAGACACTCTACTTTGTCTGGGCAAGTAGCGCAAATCGTTTTTGCTTGCGCTGTGTTTTTTCGGAGTTCAACGACTTCTTCTCGTTTACCAGTCTTTTGTAACGGATACCACCACTCTGTTGGATACCCCTTGCAGTTGCCATTCTCTGGTGAGAAATCGCCTTGCTCCACATTGCCTCCTAAAGTCCCGTGATGCGACGCAAATCTTTTTCTGTGAGAAAGATTGTTGCGTAACGAACACGAAGGATACCTGACTCATCAACTATTGCAACATCAATTGCATCAATCGGAACATTTAGTTGCGATGCGAGTGATGCTTTCATCATCTGCACTTTTGTTTCAAATGATGCGTACTCTTCATCATCAAGAACTTCTGCTTTTGTTGGAGCACCGAGTGCTGACATCGTCTTTACTACTTCGCTTGCACGCAAACAAAACACACACGCAAGTTTCGGGGCTTTTGTTGCTCTGGGTCTTTTCTCAATGTGACCACACGAAAGAATGTGGTGGTAACTAACTGAACCCCAACCACCAACTCGTCTTATCTCTACGACATCTCTGCGTGGTGCCTTGCGATGTTCTGTCGTCATTGCCCCACAATAGCAAAAGCCCCACCTGAGCGTCCAAGTGGGGCTGTCGCTTAGTTCGCACTCACGGGTGCGATTTAACTAGAAAGGTTCGTCTGCTGGAACTGTTTGCTTTGTGCGTGGGGGTGTTGGCTTTGAGGAAGAATCTCCACCGTTTGCACGGCGACGCTCTACTGACTCAAGTGAGCCTGTGCGAATGCCGATTTCCATTGCCTTGATTTCAACAGTTGAACGCTTCTGTCCACTGTCTTTGTCTTCCCAAGAGCGCTGGTCAAGAGTCCCGACCACTACTACGCCCATTCCCTTTTCAAGGACATTTGCTGAGTTCTCAGCGAGGTATCCCCAAGCCACAACATTGAAGTAAGAAGTCTTTTCAACCTTCTCGCCTGATGCGTCTGTGTAGTTGTCATTCACTGCAATAGAAAACTTCAACTGAGCCTTCTGATTGGTTGTGTACTTCAACTCGGGGTCTGATGTGAGGTTTCCCACAATTGATGTCGGGGTAATTGCCATGTTTATCTCCAATTTGTCGTGTTTGTTCCGACTAAGTTGAACTTTATCAGTGGTTCGGATACAATGCAACTCCTATGACACAGAAAAACGAATTTGAAATACGCCTTGTTGTTATTGACCACATGGCGAAGATGCTTCTTGAGATGGCTGACCTTGATATTGACGAGGTCTCCAAGGAAGAAGAAGAGGAAATGCTTGAGGATTTCGCCGAAATCGCGGGGCATCTTCTGGATTCAATGGGTTTCAAGCCCTCAAATAGCGAAAATGGGGTCACTTTTACTGCTGATTTCGCACTTATTGACCCAGAAAAATACATTACAGATTTTTTGGAAGCGAACCCCTGATTTGACCCTTATGTAGCAAGGGTTTCCGAGGGTCGCCTTCTAAAACCCTTATGTAGCAAGGGTTTCCTGATGGTTGTGACCGTCGCTCAAAGTTGTAAAATAGAAGTGTTCAGTTAGAGACTGACGACGACATAGGCAAGCGCATGTTATTTGCTTGTTGACCTATCCGCCGACCACAGGAGAAACTCTTGAAACACCCCGTACGCCTTTTGGCTATCTCTCTATCTATTGTTTCCTTTTTAGGAATGACGACGAAAGCCGAGGCTACGGATTCACCTCCGACCACTACAGCGCCCACGAGTCCCGAAGTGAAGACAATGTCGCTCACGGGAATGCATCCAGAGTTGGTGTATCAACTTAGGTCAAAAAAGGGCGGTTCTATTGCCTTTTGGGAAGCAGTCTCTTGGTGTGAGACCAATCATAAGTGGAATGACGGTGGCTACTACTCGGGTGGTCTTGGCATAGCGCAGTCGGTGTGGCGTAACTACGGTGGTCGTCAATTTGCTCCTCGCCCATCAAAAGCAACTAAGCATGAACAAATCATCATTGCGAACCGTGCCGCTTTTTTCGGTTTCCAAACGAAGAATATCTACGGGACTCTGCAGGACAAGATTGATGACAAGCCGTACTTCCGACCAGCAGTTGGTTGGAGAAGTATGCAGAACTGGGGCAAGGGTTGTGTCAATTGGAAAACACGCAAACCGTCTAGAACGAGATACACGGAAAAAGGAATGGCTGAGTGGAAAGAATCTCGCAATTCATCTGGGCGAGTTTCGTCTCAATCGCTAAGTACAGACAAGTCGTGTCCACAGTACGAAGGTCTGCTGAAGAAATATGGACTTCCTGTCAAAGAGTTCTCTTACATCATGTGGCGTGAAAGCCGTTGTATCCCAAAGGCAATCGGCTGGAATTACAAGCGGGGCAAGTCGCATCGTGATTGCCGACTTTCTCCTGCTGAAACTTACAGATACTGCTCTGCCGTGCGCTCTTATGACACTGGTTTGTTGCAAATCAACAGTGGTTGGAAAACGGTGACTGCTCAGGTGTGTAATCGCCCTTATCGCCAACTAATCAAATCGCTGACTGCCCCGTCATGCAACTTGATGGTGGCGAAGTACCTCTATGACAATGGTGGCATTGGACATTGGAAGGGAACCAGTGGAAGCAAGTAAGACATCTCGTGAAAGCCTGAAGCGTGAGTGGGGTCTGGAAGTAATTTACAGATGTGAATGTGGTGATGTTCCATCGCACTTTATGGACGGACGAGTTCCTCGTTGCCCCGTCTGCCACGAAAAAGTTGAAGTTCTTTTCGGCGATAATTGGGAAAGTATCAGAGAAAAATATCCGAGATAAGTTGTTTTTTGTATCAACTACCGATACATTGAACTTATGAGGAATACTTTGGCTTTCCTGGCATATGAGGAAGTTCAAGTCGTTCAGTCAGACGAACCTCTTTGCCACACGGATAATAACTCTGCTGGCTAAACCACTTAGCACCACACACCGTGCATTTGAGTGTGTTCTTGGGAAAAGATGTGATTCCAGTTGCTTCTGCCCACGCCTTTGGGATTGACGGCTGAAAATCCTCTGGAATTTGCTCCCACCTGTGCGTCAAAAGGTTTTCATCGGCTTCTTCGCCTGTTCCTGGAAACGGGGCTACATCACCAGAGCGCAGAATGTAGGGAATTGTCACTTTTTAGACTTCTTCTTCCTCAGGGCTCATGATTTCATCAACAATGAGTCGTGCGTACTTGCGCCTGAGCCGCCACAGTTTCTCGTTTAGTTCTTGGAGTGCCTTTGTGTGGCGTGCCTTCGTAGCCAACTCTGGGTCAAAAGTCCCGTACTTCTTGAAAGCGATGTTGTCAAGGTCAGGTGCCTCAATGATGATGTCAGAAATCCAGTCGGCTCTCTTGTCCATTGCCATCATGAGTTCGCACATTCCGTCAATACCGAACTCGTTGTAGACCTTGTGGGCTACTATATCGCAATAATGTCTGCGATACAAATATTCAGACGAACTTGAAGACATGAATTGACTGAGAAACTCAGCCATCATTTCTTTCGGGTCTTCTGGTTCTTCAAACGGCTCGCTCATACGACCCCCATTGTAGTCATCACCATTGTCCCACTTTGGGGTGTCAAGCCAACGCAAGAATAGTTTGCTGTGCCTCTATCTTTTTGCGTGTTACCCATGAGTTGATGTCCATTGATGCGACTGCTCGTTCGTACGGCTTGGCGTCCCGATAATGGTCTAAGTATTCGCCGATTGCGTTGTAAGCAGACCAACCATTGAAACCGTAACCACCTGCGTTCTTGTCGTTTACATACAAACCACGCACCATCAAATGAATGTCGTCAATGTTTTTCTTTTGTCTATCTGTTTCATCTTTTCTGTGAGGAAAGACGGTGTTGACGACTTTGTCAAGTTGCGAAGAACCTGCAAGAATCGGGACTGACAGAAGTTGAGTCGCAACGATGTTGAAGTTGGTTGCCCAAACAGTTGAGAGTTTCAACACCTCGGTTGCGTCCTCAATAGCACTTTCAGCGTTGCGTGTGTGTCGTGCTGTGAAGACTGCGTTTGCGCTCTTGAGCCCAGCAACAACCGTGTTCTTGCAGACGGCTCGGATTGATGTATTCGCATAGGTAATGGCTGTCTTACCATCGTGTCCGTTACGCACAAGCAGGTAGCGTTGAATTTTGTCGTTGATGCCGTTCGGGTCAATAATGAGCGCACCCAAGTCAAGGCAAGCAAAGAACTCACGACCATCGTTCAGCACACCACAAGTATCCACGATTGCGTCGCCCGAGGAGGCCCCGACAATCGCCAACGCACGGTCAAGGCAGTCTCGGTTCTGTTGGACGACAAAGCGTGTTCCCACCGTTGAGAGACCGTCAATGGTTCCGTCTGGATTTAGGCGAACTGTGGCTCGGCTGTCATCAATAAAGACTGGGCTCCCGTCGGGATTACGGAGGGGGTTCAGGTCGTCATCAACGGCGATTACCTTCGTGAGTGCAACATCAAAGTCGGCTTGAGCCGCCACAAGCATTGCTTCTGCTGTCTGGAGCCCAGCCATTGGCTGTCCGAGTCTGTGCCACGGGATTTCCCTGTCGGCGTAAGCCATCTTCGCCCTGCCCATTGCGTCTCGTTCTAGTTGGTGTGCCATTTCTAAACCTTCCGTTAGATTTATCAGAAAGGATACTACGGAATACCCGAATAAGCAACTTCGCCAGCAGATTTATTAGCCCAGCGTTTCGCTTTGCGTTGGGGGCAGACAGCAGAAAACCCACCTGCCTGAGTGGGGGGAGCAGGTGGGTCTCTGTTGTGTGGGGGACTGTTACCAGCGGTCTCGCTCCGCTTCAATCTCGTCCTCTAACTCTTGGCGTGTGCGGTCGTTGTATGGGCGACCCCAGCCTTCGTGGTATGCGTCTTTCATGGCGTCATACCCATCGTCAGAGGAATCATCGTTCCATCTTGGGCTCATCTTGTTTTCACCTCCGTTCCCTCTCATACCTTCAATGTATCGGTAGTTAGGACTAAAAACAACCTGCTAAATGTGTCCTTTGTCACACTAGTCAGTAGCGTATAAAAACTAACTAAGTAGCAAGACGAAACCCATTAGAAAAGCAAAAACAAACGCTGGGCTACCAGCCCGTCATATAGCGCTAAAATCTATTGACGGTGGCGGAAAGCCCTCTCAGACCTTCGGTTTTTTCTTGAAACGCTTGCTGTTTACCTCAAATCGCATGATACGCAGTGCGATAAACGCAGTTACAAGCACCACTACGAGTGCTGGGTGAATGTTGATTGACAAATCCATGTTTCCCTCTTTCTTTGTCTTGTTATCACCTTATCGGTGGTTCAGACAAATAACAACCTAGTGAATATTTTTTTCTAAATACTTGAACAGCAGTTCCTGTGCGCCATGCGTCTCGTCGTCGGCGGCCCCGCCGTCAACAGCCTGATTCACCACACCACGCTTACGCTCAATGAGTGAGTAGATGTCCTCATCTATGGTGCCGTCACATAACAAATAAGTAGCGGTGACGGAAGACTTTTGCCCCAGCCTATGACAGCGACTATAAGTTTGGTCTACATCAGCGGGCGTCCACGGAAGTTCCACGAACAGAACATCTTGTGCAACTTGCAGGTTGTGCCCCGTTTTCGCCGCTTGGATTGAGAGAACAATGACTGGGGCTTCTTCACATGGAAGTTCAATAAACTTGCGCTTCTGTTCTTCAATGTCAGCAATGTCCATGCCACCTTGAATACGCAGGTCGCCAAATGCAAGTGCGAGTTCGTCCACTACATCTCTGTGGTGTGCAGCAATGACGACTTTCTTGCCGTCCGCCACACGGGACTCCACCCACTCCTTGATTGCTGGCATTTTTGCTTTGGCTGATAGACGGCGCAGTACAGACAAGCGAACAAGGTGTTGGTTGGACTCGGCTCGTATCTTTGCTTTTACCGCTTCAGAATTTGGATTGAGTCCAAGTTCTTGAGCGATTTCCTTTGCTCGCTGAACGAGGTACTCAACGATGTCAATTTCGGCTTTTTTGTATTCCTTTAGGCCCGCGGCAGTCCCGTCAACCAGAACTGGGTTGTGAATGACAGGTGGCAGTTCGGAAAGGACTTGGTCTTTTGTACGCCTGATGTAGCAAGTGGAGCGCAGTCGCTCATTGAGTTCATCAAGATTGCTGTGTCCGTCTAAATGCCACTGCCCCCATTTGTCCTTGAAGGCCCCGCAGTAGCGTCGGTAGAAACCCCACTCCCCACCAAACTTGTCAAGTTGCCCAAGAATGTTTAGTTGGCTTGCGTATTCAGCAGGTCGGTTCGTAACTGGAGTTCCTGTCAGGCACAAAACTAGTCCGCTCTTCGGGGCTGAGCGGGCGATTTTCACCGCACTCTTGGTTCGCTGTGCTGTTGGAGTCTTGCAGTAATGGCTTTCGTCAAACACATAAGATTTGTGGTTCAGAAGTTGTTTTTCCCACTTACTGATGTTAGAATAACCAATAACGACTACATCATAGTCAGAGGGAAACTCTTTGCGGTCTTTTACTACTGCGACCTTCCTGTGTGGGAGCCACCTGTTGTATTCTGCTTTCCAGTTGAGTACGAGCGTGGCGGGGCACACGACGACGGCTGGATACGAATCGTAGACATACTCCAATGTCGCAATGGCTTGTAGCGTTTTACCCAAGCCCATCTCATCTGCGATGAAAGTCCTTCGTGCATTGCTTGCATAAGAAACTCCTGCTCGCTGATACGGGAGCAGAGTCCCGTTTAGCCCTTTGACCTCAATGTCAGCGTCAGTCATTCGTGATGCGTCTTTGAGTTCCGACAGCGAATTGTTGATTTTTTCCAACATCTCACGGATTTCGTCAGGAACTGTTTGCTTGAAAGTGTCTCCCCACTTCACGACCTCGGCGATGCTGGTCATCGGGGCTCGCCACGCCAGAGTCTTCTTGTCCCATGTAACTCCAGGAACCTGTTTGACTGACTGAACCATGACTCGTTCGTATGGAAAAGACATTATTAGCCACTTCCCGTCCGTGCGGATGCCCCGTTCTGAGTTCTTGTGTTGAGGCAATGTAAACAGCAGTACCTCTGCGTCTACATCAAAGCCATGTTCCTGTGCGAACTGCCTGACTTCCGCGAGACTTGACATCGGGGCTCGCCACACACGGGCGATTTTGTCCCACTTCGCACCTTTTATCTTCTTTACCTCCACAACCTCGGCTGGGTCGTAGGGAAAGTCAAGAACTAGGTGGTCGTCGTCAAGTTTGAGTTGTTTCACGCATGCATCATAGCCCAGCGTTTGCCGTTCCGTTCGGGTTGGGGGACAGCAAAAGACCCACCTGCGGAGGGCACAGGTGGGTCTCTGCGTGGGGGTTCCTAGCGGTGGCTTCGCAAGACTTCTTCTTGGAGACCCTGCAAGATTTCCGCTTCTTGTGCTTCTGCCTCCTCCTCGGTGATGTGACCGCTGGCTTGCTGGTCTTCCACTTTGGCTAGGCTCTCCAGCACTTTCGTAAGAAAATCGTTTTTCATTTTTTCACCTCCTCCCACTCACCCTTTCACTTTATCGGTAGTTCGGACAGAAAACAACCTCAGGGGAAGAAAAGTTATCCACAGGGTTGCGAAACAAAACGAACAAGAAACGAAGAAAGCCAAAATGTGTCTGGAGCCCCGAAGGGCAAACCATGTGTTTCTAATCCTTTGACGGTGGCGGAAAGCAATTTTGGGATGACTGTTTAGACGCAAGAAGACGAAGACGGGGCCCTCGCTGTACGCAAAAAAACAAAAAAAAGAACCCCAACCCGAAGGCTGAGGCTCTAATTCCTTGTGACTCACCATTAGAACTCCCAAGGAAGAGTTTATG